GTTACATTCACACGTTCATGTCGGTGAAGCCGAAGACGATCTACGCCAACGGTCTCTTCCGGCACTGGAACCGCCGCACCAAGCTCGACTTTTGGCAGAAGGAGCTGGAGCATATCGGTCAGCAAGCCGTGTTGAAAAAGGAGGTGTATGCTGCTGCTGCGTCTCCTGATGGTGTGTTCGGCTACCAGGATCGTTATGACGAATATCGCCGGGCGGAGTCTCGGATCGGCGGCGAGTTCCGCTCTACGCTTCTCGACTTCTGGCACATGGCCCGCATCTTCGCGTCTGAGCCGTCTCTCAATTCGACGTTTGTTTCTTGCGTTCCGACTGAGCGTACCTTCGCCGTCCCGTCCCAGGACGTGATCTACGTTCACGCTCGCCATCAGATGCTCGCTCGTCGCCTGGTCGCGGCGAAGGGTAATTCGTTCATCTTCTGAGGAGGTTTCCCATGCCTAAGGTTAAGCTGACTATTGATCCCCGGCGCGAGGTTCGTGACGGTGAAGGGCGTATCTACGATGACGCGCCCCTGGATGATCTGAACGCCCTGGATGAAGCTATGGCTAACGCTGACTGGTCTGATGATCCGGGCACTGGTCGCGCTGTTATCCTGGCTGACGGTCGTGAGCTGCTCAATCCGGTTCCTGTGGCTCCGCCTCTGTCGATCGCCAATTCCCAGGAGCCCTCGGTTAACGAGCTGGTGGAGCGTGCCCTGGCTCGCCACTTTGCGCAGCTCCAGGCCAATGAGGTTATCGACGATGAGGAGGATGTTGATGACTTCGGCGAGGATGAGGATTTCCATCCTGTCTCGCAATACCAGGTGCACGTCTTGATGGATGAGGCGCCTGCGGTCCCCGCAGCGCCTCCCCCTGGTTCTTCCTCGGCCGAGGATGTTGCTGCTGCTGAGGCCGCCGCCAGGGCGGCCGTTGCCCCCAAGAAGGGGTCTAAACCTCCGCCCACACCGCCGCCTGTTGTCCCAGGCGATGACCTGGCGGAGTAAACTAAGGGGGGCCTCGCGGCCCCCCTCTTTTATTTCTTCACCTGGCTCCACTCTTTTTTGAGCTGGAGTATTTCCTTGGAGACGATCTCCTTGATGAGAGGGTTCGTCTCCGCGTTCATTTTGCGCTCAAGTTGCTTGATGCGCATGTCGACTGCTATTTCTAGAAGGCTCATGATTTTTTCCTTTCTACTATTCCTGATTATCATTCTGCTGATGTTACGGCAAGCGCGGTGCCTTTTGCTCACCGCTAGCCAGGGCTGCTTGCCATTTCAACCTTTAATTCTCATGAGCCCCTTTCTGCAACCGGAGCCACGCGGCAAAGCCGCGAGGTTGCAGGCACAGCGGAGCTGTGCCATTTTGACACCACAGTACGCCGTCCTTGATGCGTACTGTGTTAGGTGACAGCCAATGTCCCGTCGTCGTCGTCGTGATGACACCCCCCGGCCCTCCGTGAGGCTCCCAAGCCCCTCTACGGTCCGGCGTTTGACGCCTATTGTCCGTCCTACGGTCGTGGTTCGCGTCCAGGCTCCCCCGGTTAACCTGGATCGCCGTGTGTTCCACCCTGACGGCCGATTTCGGCCCGCTCCCGTCCTGGTCCGTGCCGCTCGTCGCCTTGTTGTTGCCAGGCCGAAACGGCCTGGCCGCTCCGCCATGCAATTGAACCATAGGATTGGTTTTGCTATTCCTGCGAAGGTTATGATTTGTGTGCGTCGTAAGGAGCGGCGTGAGGTTATTTTTGCTAAGCGTTATTCGGGCAAGGGTGCCCGTTCTCGTAAAACTCGCAACATATGGAGTTCTGTCCAATGCTAGGTGCAATCCTCGGCGGCATCGGGTCCGTCGTTAATGGTTTCCTCGGTCGGTCTGCTGCTTCTGAGCAAGCTGATCTGCAGAAGCAGTTTGCCAAGAATGCTATCCAGTGGAAGGTGCAAGACAGCCTCAAGGCTGGCATTCATCCGCTGTATGGCCTGGGCGCAAATACGGTGAACTACTCTCCCGTCCAGGTCGGCGGGATGGATATGTCCTGGCTCGGTGAGATGGGCCAGGAGATTGATCGGTCGCGCCAGGCCGCCACCTCTGCGCCTGCGCGCCAGTTGTCGGGCGCTAGGGAAAGTCTGACGCTCGAGAAAGCTGGTCTCGAGAATGATCTGTTGCGGGCGGAGATCGCCAAGACCAGGGCGCAGCTCGGCCCGCCTATCCCGGTTGCCCCAAACGGCGGTTCGTTGGTTCCGTATGAGGTCAACCCGCCGCAGCTCACGCCTGGTCTGAATGCTGGTGTTGGGATCAAGACAAACCCCGCCTTCTCGGATGCTCAATCCTGGGAGGATCGCTATGGCGATTCGGAGATCGGTTCTATGTTGTTCGGCATCATGAATGCTGCTGCTGATTTGAAGGCTAATTATCCCGCCGTGGAGGATTATGTTTATCGGAACTATGTGGCTCCTTACCATGTGAAGACGTGGCCCAGTTCCGGCGTCGGTCGTTTTGCAGGAAGGAGGTGATTTCTATGCGTATGCGTCGCAAAGTGCGTCGCCGCGGCGGTCGTTCCTATGGTCGCCGTCGCGCCTCAGCTCGTCGGCGTCGGCGGTCACGTGTTGGGCCGCTGCGTATCGGCTACCGCATGTGATGTTGTGCCGTAGGCCATATGTGAAGGCAGGGGTGCCCTACCCGTGTGGGCAATGTATGCCCTGCCGCTATAATCGCCGTCGGCTTTGGACACATCGGATCATGTTGGAAAATTTGTGTCACCAGGCGTCGGCCTTCGTGACTCTGACCTACTCCGATGAGTTTCTGCCTCGGCTAGGTGACAAGCCCGATGGTCTACCTGTACTGCGTCCTAAAGACCTTCAGGATTGGCTTAAACGTTTTAGGGAGCGGATCGCTCCAGATAGGATTCGGTTCTATGCGGTTGGGGAATATGGTTCACAATCTGATCGACCTCATTATCATATCATGGTGTTCGGCTATCCATGTCTGGCGTCTGATATACAGGCGACTTGGCAAAAAGGCCTCGTCCACGTCGGCACGGTGACTGCCGACTCTGCTGGTTATATCGCTGGCTATACGGTCAAGAAGATGACCTCGAAGGATGATCCTCGCCTTAAGGGTCGCCCTCCTGAGTTCTGTCGTATGTCTCTGCGCCCTGGCATTGGGGCGGCTGCTATGCACGATTTTGCTAGTGAGTTGATGCGTTATAATTTGGATGAGACGTTGATTGATGTTCCTACTTCGCTTAAGCACGGCAAACGGTCTCTGCCGCTTGGTCGTTATCTTCGGTCTAAACTCCGTTTGATGGTGGGTAAGGATGGCAAAGTTCCGGTTGAAGCTCGTAAGGCATATGAGGCGGAAATGTTACCTCTGTATGCTGATTGGTGGGATAAGACGAAAAATCCGTCGTACAAGGTCTCGTTCGCGGAATACGTAAGTTCCCTGGATGACCAGACTGTGCGGAATGTTGAAGCTCGAAACGCTATCTACAAGGAAAGGAAGTCCCTATGAAGCGCTCTAAGTTCAATCTGTCGTATACGAACCTTTTCAGCTGTGACATGGGGGAGCTCATCCCCTGCGGTCTCACTGAGGTTTTACCTGGTGATTCGATCATGGGCTCTACCCAGGCCCTGGTCCGTGCGGCTGCTCTGCTCTCCCCGGTTATGCATCCGGTTCATGTGCGTATCCATCACTGGTTCGTTCCTCATCGCCTGGTCTGGGACTCTTTCGAGAACTTCATCACTGGGGGGCCTGATGGTCTCAATAACTCGACGTTCCCCACGATCACCATGCCGGGGGGTGGTGGAGCTGCTATTGGCTCCCTTGCTGATTATCTCGGCGTTCCTACTGGTGTTAATTCTCTGGCTGTGTCTGCTCTGCCTTTTCGTGGCTATGCTCTGATTTGGAATGAGTGGTATCGTGACCAGGATCTCCAGACTGCTCTCACGGTCTCGAAGGCTGACGGAGCTGACACCACAACCAACACGGTTTTGCAGAACTGTGCCTGGGAGAAGGACTATTTCACCTCTGCTCGTCCCTGGGAACAGAAAGGTGCTGCTGTCACTGTTCCGCTCGGTACTACTGCGCCCATCAAGGGCTTCGGCTTCCAGGGCAATGCCGGCAATATCAAGACTAACCAGGCCGTTCGTGAAACTGATGGCTCTACGCCTACCTATGCTTTCGCTCAGGACTTCGCTGCGTCAACAAACCCCCGGGGCTTCTTCGAGGCTACTGACGGCAGTGCTACTACC